GATCTTGTCTTTGACAACCACAGATCTGTTGATTGCGCCAGAGGCCGTTAGGATCTCCCAAGGGATCCCGGTATTCTTCAAATGATTTACCAGGAGCTCCATGCCGGGCATCGGTGGCAAAGCTGCAAACAATCCTTTATCGGATAATTCTTTCTTCCGGGAGTCGTAGTCGTCTTTGTTGGTAAACGGGCCGTTGAGAAACATCGGCAGCTCAATACCTTTTTCAAAGTCGGCTAAGACTCCATCCATATCGACAAATATTTTGTTTATTTCAGTCATATTATGCAACATCCCTATGGTTTGCCCAATCGTTGTAGGTCTTTTCAAAAGCCGTATTGAGACTATGGTAATTGGAATCTTCAAGAGCATCTAGTGTTGCTCCAACAATATTTTCGCAATTCCATACCATGTATTTGCTCATAATCAAACCAAAGCACTCAGCATCGGAAGGGTTGGCACCCTCCACGAAACACGTTTCTCTGACTTCTTCTATGAGTGGATCAATGATTGACTTAATTTTAGTTTCTAGTGCCATTAGCTTTTCTCCTTGATTATTTTTGGTTCATATAAAGGAATTTCATAATCTAAATCTGCACTTGTATAGGATTTAGGTTTTGGTAAATGTTTAGCAAGTTTTTCATATAAAGGTATTAAATCTCTATCTGATTCCATTCTAATACTTACCATTTCTGTCAATTCAAATATTTCATCAACTGTTAATCTTATTTCAGCCATTACGCTACCTCCTTAACTATGATTTTGGCTTTTTTATCACCGATTATTCTTTTGGCATTGTTGATTGCTTTTCTCTTGGTCCCGCTGTTCATAACTCCAAATTTGATGTAGTTACGTTCTTGCGGTAATTCCGAAAAGTCATACCACTCGCCTCCTAATGGTTCATATCCTTTACACTTATAAATTACATATTCCATTACGCTACCTCCTCGATCTCTGGATCAATTATTAATAATTCGTTTGTGTCTCTGGTTTTTGGCTCCATTGGCATAATCAAGAGAAGCCCGTGATCTGACTCCCAAATGCTTGCTCCCCTGGTGGTCCCACCAACAAGGTTGATGCCCATATATTTGCCACCCTCACTTTTCAACATGAAGTTTTTAATCATCGCCAAGTATCTGGGATCAAAACCGATTGTTTCGGTGATCTCCAAACCGGGATTAACCACTCTCCTCCAATCTGGGTAGTGGCAGTCAAAGGCCGTGATCTCCTCACGATTTACAAGCCAAACATCATCCCCACCCATTTTGTAATCGGACTTTACTATGTGAATACGCTCACTGGATTTTTTCAAATAATTGAAGTATGGGTGATTGGCCCGTGAACCTGGGGTGGGATTTTTGAGGCTCAATGTCACCTCTTTGAAATCCGCACTTGGTTCAGCATCGGGATCATTATAGACACACAATATGTGTCCATTTGTCGCTATGATGTAGACTCCGCCAGCTGGGTTCCTTTCGATATGAACACCATGCAAGTAGAATCTTACGTCTGTGGCCTTGGCAGCAAAAGCTGTTGCCCGGCCTAGCATCTCGGCATTGATATTTCTTATTTCAGCCATTTTTTTCTCCTATTGGTTTGTTAATTAAATGTCTCACATATTTAATATACTAAAGATTGCAACTATGTGCAACTAATTATATACATTATTTTCATCTTTTTTTTGACGTAAAAAAGGGCCCCGAAAGGCCCTTTCTTTTTTGGTGTGCAGCTCACTCATGGTTTTCACCATCTGGATTGATTGGTGTCATGCCCATCACAGATGGTCTGTGGGTTACTCTTGACAACCTCAACGGATCACCAGGCTTGATCTCATCAATCGGTATGTGCTCCCAAGTATAAGCGCCACCACCATTGTAAATACCAACCAACGTGATTAAAGTTTCCTCATCTGGATCTTTGCCAAGCCTTTCTGCCATTCCGTTCCATTCGGCAACAGGATCAAATCTTTCGTAAAAGTTTGCACCCTTGCTAACAGTCTTGGTGTAGGTATTGACTTCATTGTCAGTGTTACAGGTTATATACATCATTCGTTCCATGGGATCCCCCTATATTTATTATTAATTAAAAAGAACATATTTGTAATATGCCAGAGTTTGCAATTATATGCAATTATTTATTTACATTATTTTGCAATTATTTACAGGCCAAAAAAAAGGGCCCGTAAGGGCCCTCTTTTGTAATACTGAGTAATAAAGTGTATTACGACTTCAAATTATGCACCTTGAGATCCATAGATTCCTCTCCAATCAGAGAAACCGAAGGAATATCTTTCTCTAGCCTTATATCTAATGTTGCCAGTTGAAAAGTCTGGTTCCATAGAAGTCTCCATTGGAGATCTTTGGAACATTTTTAGACCTTCGCCCGCTCCATTGACAGAAGTAAGGAGGAAGAAAGCATCCGGATCAGAAAGATAATGATTGACCGCGTAGCCACCTGGTAATACTCCAGTGTTTCTAATCGCGTTGATGTCATTATCAGCTGTTCCAGATCTATTCGCAGAGTTTAAGATTCTGTCTGCAACAAAAACGAGTTGCGGCGGAATAATCATTTTTTCCGCTTGAACAGAAACAGTTAATCCTCTGTCGTCTGTAAAGGTTGAAATGTCAATTAAAGCATCTTCTAAGGAAGCCTCATTGAGATCCGCCATAGTTGTCGCTCTATTAGCAGCTGTTCCTCCACCGGAAAGTGGGTGAGCAGTGTTAATGAGTGATACGCCATCGCCTCCAGTAAAACTGGATGAGAAAGCGTTGTTCAACACGTCGGCTCCTTTGGTTTCTTTAGTATTAGCCATAGATTTGGCCAATGCTTTAACATATCGTTTGCCTAAGGAATCGTATAAATTATCCTCTACCGCCTCTTCTGTAAGTGCAAATGCAAGTGCAATCGTATCATGCGTATATCTTGCGCTGTAACTTTCAGATGCGTTGTCGAAGACAACTCCTTGACCCTCAGATTTAACGGGTGCAGAACCGAATCCTGTTATCAACACCTCTTCTTCAAATGCTCTACTTGAATCTTCTGTGACGAAAATATCTTCATATTCTCTGTCATAAGAGTCGTAGGACATTCCAAAAAGTGCATTTAGCCCAGGCTCAAGCTCTTTCGCTAGTTGTGCTCTTGAAATAGCCATTATTTATCTCCTTATGCTAAACCAGCACCTTTCTGCCCCATGATGTGGTTTTGAATCACACATAGAACATTGGTGTTGCTTGACGCTACGTCGTCGTTATCGGGATCCTGGGAAATGTCAATACATTTGAGCGGTAACGTCGCGGTCGTAGCACCAGTAGTTACATCTAGCTCTGCATTGGATCTTCCAGATTTAGTATCGCCAACGGGAGAACCATCCACGATGTCAAAGTTTCCAAACAGATCAGCTACCGGGAAGGTATCGTCTGCTTGTACTTCAAAGACAACATTAGGATCGTCAATCACGCTTGCAATGATATCCGAAGCAGAAATACTGCCAGGATAATAGTTTTTAAAGACTTGTTCGCCTGTAGTGGGATCGGTGTATGAAACTCCGTTAAACACTCCGACAATCGGAACAGTACCAGTTGCGGCATGACGTCCTAAAACTCCAGCTGTTAGCTGTGTTACCAAGTCGCCTTGGTAAATTGGAGTTGTGGCGCCACTAGCAATTCTATATCTGGATTGACCTCCAGAGTAGGGTGCTCCGCCCATTTCACGAACAGGCTTTAAACCAAAAGCGGCATCTTTATTTGCCATAAGATTTACTCCTATTTATGTTTGTTACTTTTTCCCAAAAGTAACATTGGACTTTCGATTGGAGTCATACTTCACATATCTTCCATCTTTTCTGGCATCGTTAAACATATTGTTGTCCAAGGCCTCAGTTCTAAGACGGGTTTGTTCTTCGTAATATTCATTACGTTCATCTCGAGTCTGTGAAGGTATTTTCGCCAATAATAGTCCTTCGCTATAAATTAAACCAGCATGTCTACCTGTTTCTGCAACGGGGTAAGAATATTCATCGGGTAAATCAGAACCTCTTACGAGCTCCCAACCTTCGCGGATTCTTCTTGCCACATTCGCTTTATCCTCTTGCCCCAGCATGGATTCTCTTATCCAACGATATTCATATCCTTCTGGTGCCGGAGGTGTTTCAAGTTTTCTTACTGGCCTCCAAGGTTGTCTACGAGATGTTTTAGCGTGAGACTCGGACTCACGAGATTTTCTGGTATGTATCGGTTCATTATTTGATTCAGTCATTTTGCCTCCCGGCTTGCTATTTTTTGTTTTTCTTTAGCAACGGATTTCAACCAGGCATCATCTGTCATGCCATATGGTTTTATCCCACGGAGAGTCTCGACTTCACTTTTTGTGAATGATACGCCGTTCTTTTTGCCTTGTGTTTTTTGCCGACTCCCAACGGAAGCAGAGGTGACTCTTTGCACAGCGGGCCTTTCCTCTTTTTGTCCGGCATTATCGGATCTAAGATCCGGATAAACTTTATAAATTCTTGTATTTAACTCACTATAATACTCTTCGGAGTCTGGTTCAAATCCTTCATTAACTAAATTCACATGAGTAAAGTAAGCATATTGTGTTGGCTCTGGATCTTTTCCATACCAATTATTTTGTGACTGCCAATCCAATGCTTCATTTGTTGGCTTAACCTCTTGTTGAGTTTGTTGTTGATTTGGTTGTTGCGATTGCTGTACGTTTTGCGGATATTGAGTATATTGCGCTTGCTGCTGAGATTGTTCTTGATTTTGTTTTGCGATACGAATTTTCTCTTTTTGTATAGAAACCTCGTTTTTCAAACTATCGGCTTTTGACATTAAATCAGCATCGCCAGCTGTATGTGCTCTTTTGTAGAGCTCATTTGCCTCTCTTTCTTTAACCTCAACATTTTCTTCTTCTTTTGCTAAAAGATTTTGTTGTGCTTGGAGAGCATGTTGATAGTAAGTTTGCACTTCTGACTCTCTTTGTTGGAGGGCCGTTTCTAATTGCTGTGCTCTTTCTTCGGTTGCTCTATTTCTAGCGTTTAATTTATTAATTCGTTTAGAAACACCTTTTGTATATTGTTCTAACTCATCATCGGTCGATGCTTCGGCTGGCGCCTCATTGTCAGTCACTTCTACCTCGATATCCTCAACCTCTGGTTGCTGGATTTCTTTTACTTCGTTATCTGTCATAAGCTCACTATATCATCTGGATTGAGTATTGTGGCTATTACTTCATCATCATTAATGATTCTGACCTCTGCACCATCCTCAAGTTTAAA